AAGGATAGCCAGTGACCACGGTGAGTTGGGATGTTGCCACTGTGTAAACAGCATCTACCGAGGCATAGCCGGTTGACGACCCCTTGCCCGTGCCCTTGGAGAAGAGGTCGTTTAAACGGTCTTTGTAGGTGTCGGCCTGCGATAAGCCTGCGACGGGGTAGGCTACGGCAGCGTCGAGTACATCCTTGATGTCCTGTATTTTCCGTGTCGGGTCGTTGTGTTGCGTAGTCGGGTCGTTAAAACTCAAATACAACTCATTGAGATCCTTGGTGGGGAACTTGGCAAGTCTGCACTTGTCCTTACCAATACGCCTAGCCAACTCTTCGGCTAATGCCTGACCTGCAACATCCTGATCTGTGGCAAGGATCACATAGGGTGCTGCGTTTAAATACTCCTCTGCGTTCCATATATATCCGAACCGCTTGTCTTCTTCAGGCTTTACCTTGCCGTCTGCAACCTTGATAGGTGCGCCGCTTGGAACTGACACCACATTTGGTATACCTGCTTCCATTAGGGTAAGGCAGTCAATCTCACCTTCGACAATGATGATGGGCTTTCCCTTCTCAAGGAGATCAATCCCAAAGAAATCATGTGCCCCGCCCGCGTCTTGTGTAAACGCTTTATCAGGGAAGCTGCGGTATTTAACCGCCACCAACTTACCCTCTCGGTAGTATGGGAAGCCAATGGCATCTGAGTTTCGTTCTAGCTTGGCAAAGAATTTATCTGCACCGAACAGCTTCATCTTGTCTGCGGTTGGTTTTGAAATACCACGAGACAGTAGGTAGTCGTAGTGGAATGGTTGTAGGTTTGTTTGTTCAACGGTTATAGCGACTGGCACATTCTTCTCCTTGACGAGAGTTAATTTCTTGGTGGGCTGTATTGAACCACTGGCAGAGCAGTGGTGGCAATGGTAAACAACTGCGCCGTCTTCTCTATTGGAAACGGTCATGTCTTTAGTTGTAGATTTCTTCCTATCGGAGGAACAGTAAGGACAGGTAATCCTGCCGCCCTTAGCGGCATTCACTAGCTGCTCTGTGATCATTTCATTGAACCGTTAGATTTTCTTGGGAAACTTCGGTTCTTTGCAGGTGTCTGCAATGTAATCCCATCTTTGTTTGTGCCGCCCTTGGACAGGGCTTTCACATGGGCTACATCTTTACCTGCACGGCTTACGCCTTTAGCGTCAAGCTTGCGTCTTGCTCGCTGTCGTTCCATTCGGTCGGGGTGTTCATCTCTTGAAACTTGTGTCTTGTATTCTTGTTTATAGTTTCGTGTCATGGCTACTCCGAATAGAAGGAATTGAAAGTATGGAAGACTTCATCGTAGTCGAAATCGTACTCAAAACATGAGGTGATTTTCGTCATGTTGATGCTTCGCCCAACGACTTCACCATTGTATGTAAACACCTTGTCGGGTGCATCAATTTTATTTTCTGCGAACAGTTTGCCATAGGTAGTTACACGCCACATTCCGGAGTGTTTATTCTCTGAACTTTTCTCTGTATCGTTCCTCTCAACCATATCCCACCAACGCAAAGTCGGTAGTTGGTTTGAACGCAGAATCCAAGCAGGGGCAGTGTTAGGAACATCAACCCAGTTACCCTCGTTGCTCTTAGCTGCAAGCCAAATCAAAGATCTAGCCATCGTTCTATTGATACCCCTTGGGTATATCTTTCCCCATCTATCACAGACAGGGCAATGCCCACCATCACCACTCTTAATCCTATCCCAATCAGACCGCAATTGTGCAAGATCCATTTTGTTCTCCTTGATGTTAATCCCTGTAAGCCCCTTGAGGGGCTATGTACTTATTTTCACCCAAAGACCCCCCTACCCCATGTAAGGATGGAGTAAGGAGGAGATTGGTTTCACCGCCTATCGGCATATGCATGGCAGCGTTAGCTGCACCCCTCGACTTGCATATAAGACCAGTCGCACGGATTGTTCGGGAACTGCCCCCTAGCCTATGTGATTGATGATGATGGCTGGTACTGAAATCCAGCTTGTAATCCTCAGCCGCATGTAGCAGCCGTAACCGATTACAGAGAAAACAGGGATGGCTACCTGTGCCCATCGTGCATCAGTCTGCACACTCATCATCATCAATCACACAGTCGCATACCGTGTACCCTTTTCTTCCACGCCGTCAGGTTGAACGCTTGCTATCGTGTGGAGTACGGTTTAAAACCCAGCTTACATAGGGTATGGGTACTTCAAACGCTCATTGCGAATCGCTTCCGGCAAAACACCGTGACGCTTTGCAAACTGAATAAGACCTTTTGGTAAGCCTAGTTCTCTAGCAATTGCAGATTGCTCTGCAGCAATGCGGGTTCGTTGGGCTTTGCGGTATTCAGTTCGTGTCATGTGTTCATCTCCAAAATGTGGTGGAGGTACTTGCCGCTCGTGGATGAACCCACATTGATGGCAGCTTTCCCTCCAAAAAAAGTAAAAAAAAACCGCTTACTACTGCCCCCTGTAGGAACTACCCGAAGGTAGAAGAGGCATGAGTAAACGGTTTTCGCTAGTCACTTCCTACGGCAACTGTTCGCAGTGTACATGATTTTTTAGGATGTCAACAGCTTTTTGAAAATATATTTTTGAGGGATGCCGTATAATTTAAACGCTACGTTGTTCATGTAGCTCTCCTCTCCTTGATTAGCCCCGATTGGCTTGCGTCTTTCGGGGCTTCTTTTTTGGCTCGACATCTTCTATAGACTCAATCAAGATCTCCGCCCTCGGCTCTTCCTTGTCTAGATGCCAGTAGCAATGCCTCTCCTTAACCTGACGATCGTTCTCGTAGATTAGCCCCTGCATAAGGTCTAGGATCAGGCTCTCATCAAGGTCAGGTCTGCGTGAGGCGTACCAAATGTGCAGAGTAACCCTCAAGTCTCCGGTCATCAGGACAGGAATTTTCTCGCACTGTTGTAAAAAAGCATCGCCATAGTTCAACGCCTTCTGAGACTTGATCAGGCGAGACATCCCCCCAAACCTCACTACACGACGTGAGTTGCTCTTGCTGGCTGGTTCCCCCAGTATCGTAAAACTTACTTTATTCATAGTTTGTTTAAACCCTCAATAGGCCAACCAAAATTTATGGCTGCATTGTTGTACGCCAATGCTGCATCCACTGCAGAAGAAAATCTCCCTAATTGAATTTTCTTACTGTTTTTTTGAATGTAAGCCTCGTATGTTCCTCTTCTTTTGTCAAAGCAAACTCCTTTGTAGCCTGAGTTAGAGCGTGGCTTACGAAGCATCCTCGATTTGATGAGTTTTTCTTTCCATTCTTGTGTCCTAACTACCTGCTTCCCAGAAGCTGATAATTTTGCTTTGTGATCTGCCGTTCTTAAAGGTTTTTTCTTTCCTTTGTGTGCAGCAGAAACTCTTGCTCGGTGTTCTTCTGTTTGTTTTTGCCCTAGCTTTTTGTTTCTCATCTTCATACGTGTCTCTGTCGATGGGCACAAAATTCCATAACCGCCAGCGCAGCTATTGGTTAAATCTTTGTATTTGGACATCCATTGACGTTCAGCATCTGACCATTGTTGTTCGCTTACAACATCTAAAATTTTTAATTCTGGTTGCAACCCAACACTTTTAAGTTGCTTAATCCATCTGGTCTTGTGCGTTTCAGACTTGTCTATTAAATGCCTTTTGTACCTATCTTCGGGAACAAAAGATCTTCCAATGTAGCGAACATTTGCATCTCTTGGATCAACCAAAGCATAGATAAACACCTGCCTTGCCTTACTTGCAGGCTCACCAAAAATAATTATTGATATCGCTTGCTTTTCTGTGATAACATCACTATCATTGTGTTCGGGAATCATAAACAACCTTGGAGAGATGAATGAGAGTTACAAACAAATACGACCTACCAATAGCTTTAGTGAGAGCAATGTCTAGAGACGATTACACCAAAGGCAAGTCTGATTATAGTGTCACAGGTCTTTTGACACCACCTAAAGTTGCACTGTTACGAGAACAGTACAACGACAGGATGGAGATGGACATCTCTGACAAGATGTACACTTTCCTTGGGACTGCACTGCATAAGGTGATGGAAGACACCGTGATGCCTGAGAACTGCACCTACGAGGAACGTCTCTATGCAGATATCGATGGGACAACCATCAGCGGTGCTATCGACATCCAAGAGCGCATCCCCGCAGGAACAATCGTTTGGGATTACAAGGTCACCTCTGTGTGGTCGGTGATGAACGAAAAGGCCGAGTGGGTTCAACAACTCAATATGTATAAGTGGTTCGTTGAGACAGTAAAGAAGGAGCGGGTTGTTGGGTTAAAGATCTGTGCCTTCCTACGTGACTGGAGCGGCAATAAGACAGGTGAGAACTACCCCGAAGCTTCTATTGTGATTGTTGATATCCCTTTGTGGAGTGCAACCGAGGCACAAGAATTTATCCGTAACCGTTTAAACGCTCACAAGGAAGCAAAGATGGTTATGGACTTCGGACAGGAACCACCTCCCTGCTCCGACAAAGAACGTTGGATGTCGGAAACGACATTTGCCGTGAAGAGAGAGGGTCGCAAGACTGCGATTCGTGTATTAACCAGTGAGCAAGAAGCCAAGGAAATGGCAGAAAAGGAAAAAGGATATGTCGAAACAAGACTCGGAGAACCCCGCAGGTGTGCAGGAAACTACTGCGGAGTTGCAGAGTGGTGCAAGCAATATCAAGGAGAAAAAAATGGATCAAACTGATCTTTTAAAGATAAACGTCAATGACCATACTGAGAAGAAGAATGGTCTTACCTACCTGTCATGGGCATGGGCTTGGGCAGAGGTGCTAAAGGCTGATCCAAAGGCCAACTTCAAGGTAGAGATGTTTGATGGAACACCTCTGATGTTTGTAGGTAACTCGTTCATGGTATGGGTAACCGTCACCATGTTTGATAAGCCTATGACTTGTATGTTGCCTGTCTTGGATTTCCGCAACAAACCAATCCCTACACCTAACTCGTTTGATGTAAACACATCCATCATGCGCTGCTTGGTTAAGGCGATTGCCATGCACGGACTTGGCCTGTATATCTATGCAGGTGAAGACTTGCCTGAGACGGATGTAGATGCCGAGATCAAGGAAACAAAGCCTGTTGCCAAGATGAAGCATGTTGCTGTCCAACCCGCCGAGTGGGACAACAGTGACGCAAGCCGTAACGCATTTGCAGGGATGATGATTCAGTTCACATCTACCTGCTCCACCGTTGCAGAACTCAGTAGCTACTGGGCAAGCAATAAGCTGCAGCTTGACTCGCTGAAGCAAACACACCCTGAACTTCACGCTCAGGTTCTTACTAAATTTTCTGAAATCAAAAAAACCTTGCAAGGATAAATCGTGGCTACATACAACACTCCCTACAAACCACTTCCCGATTCCGGCTCTCTTAACAAGCAGACCACAAAGAACAACCCTAAGTCTCCTGACTACTGGGGTGAGATTCGTGTAAACCTTAAAGACTTGACTGCGATCAAAACAGAAGATGGACTGACCATCATTAAGTTAAGCGGATGGAAACGTGAAGACAAGAATGGTCGCACGTTTCTTTCTTTAGCTGTGAATCGTTTTGTTCCACAAGAACAAGGCGGCAGTGTTCGTCAAGAATCACAGGCCCAAGAGTTTCCTGAAGAAGATATTCCCTTCTGATCATGGCACTGCAATTTGAATGCAGGAAAGTGGCGTTGAAACAAGATCGAACAGGTTTTGTTTTGACTCTATCTCTACATCCCGATGAGGCTCCCGAAGAACTGCTTCGTGATTTTGTTGGGGCACGTTACATGTGTGTCTTGGCTCGTATTAAAGATGATGAGTCTCACACAGATTACAAGAACCGAGTAACGATTGCAGGCATCCTATGTCGCAGTCATGTCTTCCAAAAGTTTATGGAAGAGATCTACTCAGGCAAACCGTTGTCAGAAGATGAAACCGCTGAGTTGCTTTGTGGTCTTTGCAAGATTGAGTCTAGAACAGAACTCAATGGCAAAGATGAGGCGAAGAAAGCTTTTGACAGTCTGTTGGTTGAATTTGAAGAATGGAAAACAAATGGCACTGCCTTTTAAAAAACTAAAACCCTTTATGACTTACCTCAATGAGGATGAACACATCCGATTGAAGAAGTTCTCTAAGCAGAAGAAGGTAACGATGGCTAAAGTTATTCGTGAGGGGATCTTGATGCGTATGGCTACAGACAGTCAGTATGTGTCAGGGTTCAATGATGGAATCAGTAAGGCTGCGGATGTTGTTAAGTCAAACACTGCGTCTCAGATCCGATTCCCTAGCGGTCAATCCTTTGCAGAGTTAATCTGCGACGAATTGTTTAAACAAACTATGCAGGAGGCAAGCAATGAAGTTGTTAAAGGGAAATAGGAATCAGTGCCAAGGCTGTAAAGAATACTTCAACAGCACTGGAGCATTTGATAAACACCGCACAGGCAGCTACGGTGTAGATAGACGATGCAGAACTCACGAAGAGATGACTGAGATCGGCATGAGTTTAAACAAAGATGGCTACTGGATCGGGGAAAAGATGTCTGAGTCTTACATCAAAGACGGGGAAAAAGTTTAACATTTTTTTGGAGAAAGAAATGAGCAAGATAAGAATTCAATTGGTTGAAGACGAAGAAACCCCAACAGTGTTCGAGCGGTTTTGGGACAACCTGATGACGTTTGTTAAGTGTGTAGGGGTCTTTGCCGCCATCTGCTTTGCCATCGGCTACTTCAGCAGCACCAAGGCGCAGTCTAAGCAGTGCGAACCAACTAAAACTGTATTAACAAGGAGCATATTCAAATGAAAGAATACTTGATAAACAGAAGCGACACACTGGCATTTCCAGTTCCAAATATGAACACAGGCATGACCCTGCGTGATTACTTTGCAGCCAAGGCTTTGCAGGGGATATTGACGGACGCAGAAATTGCAATGGGCATTTCTGAAATAGCAGAACTAGCGTACAAATACGCAGACGCAATGATGGAGGCTAGAGAAGCATGAGAGTACGACTACGGTTAGACGCAGATGGTGAATGGATTGTCGAAACAAAATGTTGGTATGACATTGGCTGGGAGTATGAAAGGCGTTTTTGGGTTGGCGACGTTGATAAAAAAGCCGCTTACGAACAAGCCAAAAATTACGCACAGAATTTAAAGTATCCAAAAACCGAGGAAATAAAATGAACTTAAAAGAAACGATAGCTTGCGGCGCAATGGCAGCAATAATGGTATTCCCCGTTTTTGTTATTGTGGGTTGCCAATCTGATGCTGACATCGCATCGAAAAACATGAGCAAAGCCGCTGACAACTTCGAGGTCTCACGGCGTGTAGTTTTCTACAACGGCGTAACGGGCGACTACATGATGACCATTGAGGGCTTATGTTCGCTTGGCAACTACGACAAGGCGAGAGAACTTTCACTGACCTGCAAGACAGGGCCGACTACATACAAGAAGCATTTTCTTGGGCTGTCGGACAACGTGACGTTCTTTGTCGAGCAGTTGGAGCCAGTGAAGGTAAGCACGTACCACTACCGTGTAATTTTTAAGCCAGCATCCATTGTCCCTGACATTGAGATTAAGTAGGAGGTTGCATGAACCAAGAACTAATGGACATGGCTAGACAGGCTGGCATTACGATGAGCAGTCAATATGGCGTTCAATGGGAAGCAAACACAGAAGACCTTGAAGCCTTTGCCGTCCTAGTCGCTGAAGCCGAGCGTGAGAAGGTTGCAAAACAATGGGAGCAATGGCATGGGTTCGACAAGCACACCGTAGCAGCATTTATTCGAGCAAGAGGAGAAACAAAATGAGCGAGTATTACGACGAAATGGCTGGCGATATTGCCCTTGCAGAACGTGCTTGGGAAGACCGAGAAGCAAGACGCAATTTTTGGACGGAGGTATGGAAAACAAAAGATGGCAGGGAAATACCCGTTAGGGATATGGAAGACAGCCACCTGCTCAATGCCTACCGACAGAGCCAATACCAACCTTTGTTCCGTGAAATGGTGTTGCGTTTGTTTGAAACACGGATAAAGGAGAACACAAAATGAACCACTTAAAAAACGTATGGGCGTGGCTAAAAGACCACTACACAATGCCGACCCCTGCCGAACTGATCGCCGAGGAACTGATACAAGCGCAGCGCACCAAGCTACGCCATCAATCAAGCATGGAGTACCACACCGCGATCGTGGCCTACAACGTGGCACGGATTAAACGCTTGGAATCTTTGACTGCAAAGCAGGAGGTGGTGGAATGAAAATTATCAAAGAACTACCCGCAACCCTAAGAAGAGGGAAAAGGATAACAGTTGAACTTCAGCACCATGACGAGAAACTCATGTCGTTTAGGCCAAACCATTACTACAAGATGGGAGAGCCTACAGAAGACATTGTGCAGGGCTACACCATTATCGGTGCATGGCCTACGGACTGGTGTTCAATAGCGCAGGAGTGGCAGATATGAAAGACGAAGCATTGAAACTTGCGCTTTATGCGTTGAAATTAGGTGATACGGTTTTTTATCCGCAAACAAGCATTGCAATTGCAGCCATTGAAGCAGCCTTGGCACAGCAAGAGCCTGACAACGGCGATGAATTGACCATTGCGTACATGAGTGGGGTACATCGAGGCAAAGAACTCGCAGCACAGCCAGCACAAGAGCCTGAGTACCGTTGCTGCCCACATGATTCCGACTGCGCTGTACACAATATGCCAGCGTATCCAGCGGGCCAGTGTGACTGCTCATATAGTAACAAATTTAACTTGCCCCCATCGGCTCAAATTCACGAAATTTGTTTGAAACTTATAGAACGAGAATTAGACAAATTAACCAATGAGAATTTTGGGCGCACTCCCAATGACGCATGGGCAAACAAAATTGTAGATGTTTATCATTTTTTTGACAGTAATCCGAAAGCTAAAAAGTTGACGGAAATCTACACCACACCACAACAACGCCCTTGGGTGGGGCTGACGGAGGCGCAATTCTTGGAAGCCACACGGCTTGCTGAGAATGGTAATTATTTAGTTGCATTTGTTCGCATTCAAGAATGGCTAAAGGAGAAGAACACATGACACAAGAAGACATTCAAAAAGCATGGAACCTAATGTCCACGCATAACAGTGAGTTGATGCTGGAGAACGAGCGTTTAAAACAGCAGCTTATGCAGCGGAGTCTGTGGTACGCGCTTAAACGTGCAATCAATATTTGGAGAGGAAACAACACATGATTAAAGTAGGAGACATAGTACAGGTAGACCCAAGCAAAGAAATGTTTGGAGCCTGCATGGTAGTAGTAACAGAGATTAAGGACTGGGGCATCCAAGGTTACGTTCAGTCCGCTGGTGTAGAAGGGCAACAGTACATTCGTTTAAACACTGGAGAGTTTGAGGGAACCGGCGGTGAAGCAGTATGGATAGCACGATGAAACTAGCAGCAGGCAATCCTAACCTTATGAAGAAGCAAGCTATGCGTGTAAACAGACTAGCATCTCTTGGTTCAATCCCATTTACACCTAGCAATAAGAATAGGTACAAGCACTTTGGTGATGGCCCACTTCTCATGGAGCGCACAGAGAACACGGCAGCACCTCGCACATTCAATCATGTCAAGGATGGTCAGGTGTACATCCCTGAGAAGAGTGAACCTGTAAGAGCAGGGTCTACCGATGCATTCAAAATTAAAAGCCACGGACACAGCACATAGGAGATAGTATGTTTACACAGTACCATAAGACTCAGTTAAAAGATTTGGTGAGACCAAAGATTGGTGACTTCTACCAAGGAACGGTCAACATCCGACTCAATGATTTTATTTCAAGGCTACAGGAACAGTGCCCTGAAAACTTTCACCAAGACACAAACTCCCTGCGGACTCGTGTTTTCTTTGATGAGCCACCCTATGCTCATTTTCCTATCCCTATGGCAGGGTTCATTAAGCCAATGAAGGGATGGCGTAGTGAGTAAATCAAGGCATCCCGACATTCGTAGGTTGCTGCATAAGTACCATGATGGACTTACATCTATTGAGATATCAGAGTGGCTTGACTTGAAGCCTGACTCCGTCAGGAACGCTTTAAGGGAGATGCCTGATACCTACATTGACAGATG